AGGTGATGGACAAGTAAACCAATGGATTACCACTTTCACAGCCAAGTATAAGGACTCGACAGGTGCTTGGAAGGATGTTGATAATGGTTTCGTGTACTCGGGTGTATCTGATAAGGACTCGATTGTATGGGCTCCATTCAACACACCTGTGAGTACCACAGCTATCCGCGTCTACCCAAAGACATGGAATGAATGGTTCTCCGGTCGCTTTGACTTGTTGGGACCCAAGTAGTGGACAATTTGAATTTTAATATCAGATATATGTATATTATCACATGGCGGGTAAAGTTGAATTGGTGGCTATTGCCATGCTGTGTTTTTTCCTATGCTTGACATCATCCGTTGGTGCGTACGCCATGAGTGGATCGGGATCGGGATCGGGACCGGGACCCGCACCCGCACCCGCACCCGCATCATCAGAAGAAGACACACACGTGAGTGGTCAATACGTTCGCATTCACCGAGTCGGAGGTGATGTCATTAATGTCTCGGAGATGGGGGTGTTTGACGAGAACGGTGCGTTGATATCGAAGGGTGCGACGGTTACGGGTGGTACCGACGCACACCCAGCGGGTCCGTACGCGAACCTGACGAATGGCGCACTCGATGATTTCGCACACAATCTTGACACCACGGGTGAAGATCACATCACCATCGATCTCGGTTCGACGAAGAAGATCGGCGAGGTCATTTTGGTGAACCGAAGAGACTGTTGCCAAGATCGGATCGTTGGTAAAAAACTGCAAATCTTGGATGCATCGAAGAATGTGGTGAAAGAGATCAATATCACGGATACGCGCATGGTGTACAGCTGGACGCCGACGAATACGACGTTCAACAGTCGATCGTTGCCTTCGGGTGTGACTACGGCGAAGGGTTGGGTCAATAAAGGCGTGCGCCCAGAAGGTCCTGTCGGTGGTGCTCCGATCGAGGAAGGCGATTGCTTCAACGCGACTCGTGCTGCGGGTCATAAGATTTATGGGTACCGCACGGCGTCCCATGGATCGCCGAACACGTGCTTTTACTACAAGGATGACCCAGGTTGGACCGATTTGTCGAGCGAGGTATTAAATGACGTAGAAGCACATCGTATTGGATGTACAAAAGTCTCTAGTAAAATTGAGTCTGCATGCTCAAACTAGCGTGGGCGAATACGCAAAGGTATCCAGAATTTTTAAATATGAATATTTCAAAAAAATATGAACATATGTCATGGTCACCTCTACCACCACGGCTGAAGAGTGGGACAAAAAAAGCGAGGCGCTGCTCAAAGAATGGAAAGAGAAAGCTTCGGGGTATCGATGGTTACACAACCACGCAAGAATGCATAACAAATACATATCCGATTGGCTGTCGTACCCGAGCATAGTCATCGCATCCGTGACGGGTGTCGGTGGGTTCGCGTTCATGAATCCTACGGGCGATGGAGAAGTTCCCGACAATGTTCGATGGTTTCAAATCGCGTTTGCAACGCTCAACGTCATCGGAGGCATACTCACGAGTGTCGGTAAATTCTCACAAAGTGCCTCGCTCGTTGAAAAGCATTCGATCGCATCTATTGCATATTCTAAACTCTACCGCGCCATAGACATGGAATTGACATTGGACCCAGAACATCGACAACAGAAAAGTGTCGCTGATTTGGTGCGTACATTCAGAGAACATTACGACCGACTGTTAGATGAGTCTCCAGACCTTCCGTGCACGAGCATCATCGCGTTTCAAAAGAAATTCAACGGAGACCCTCGAGCGAAACCTGAGGTGACGAATGGTTTATCTCCCGTCATCAAAGACGTCGACTTATCACCCGAACAGTCCGTGAGTGCGATCTTGCATCGATGGAAAGAGAAGGTCACGCGACCTAAGACTCCTTCAGTTCAATTGACTACCAGAGTCAGTGTATGATGAATCGCTCTAACGGCGGAATCATCGCGTCGATCCACCACTTTTTCTTTTTTGAATCCCACTTGGCGCCGTGCTCTTTCGCATATTCCTTTTCGGAGTACGGCACGTCCAGGTGCACGCGTGGTTTTTTGTTACCAGCCCCGATCGCCTCGTTCGCCAGTCTGTCCGCGTGGTCATTCCCGACGCTGTGTGCATCCTTCCCCCCGGTGTGTGCGCGAACTTTGTGCACCTCGACGTTTGGCGTCGCCTTGTACATCGCGTGCGCGCGTCGCACCATGTCTTTGTTGGGTATGTCTTTCACCCAACCGCTCGCGGCGCATTTGTCCCCATACTCTCCAACACACCGGAGCGCGTACGTGGAATCCGTGCACACGGTGACGAGTTCTCCGCGCGCTATCTCATCTGACAGTATCTCATGCGCTTCGATGAGTGCACCGAGTTCTCCCGTGTTGTTCGATTGCTTACCGATCACGCGTCTCGACACGTTTCTAGGATCGTCATCGCCGAAATAAATACCTATTCCCGCGATGGCGTTGGGTTTGCCATTGTGCATACACGACCCGTCAGTGTATACGTAAATCATACTTATACGTGCATGTACGCGTTTGTTTAATTTAGGCGTCGTCCACAAAGTAACGCCACTGTGTCTTATATTTATCGTACACCAACTCGTACACGTTTCCAGTCGGTGCAGTCTCGTACGGACCCGCGTGGGTTCGGTCGAGCATTAACGGTCGACTGTTGGCATCGCGCGCCGCTTTGTTCGGCCACACCCCGAAATTCGCCACGATGTAATACGTCGGCGGCTTGAGTGCATCCTTTCCAGCGCCGTAATGTTTCATGACCTTGACTTCTCCACATATAGAAGCGTAAAAATTAGTCAACTCGAGGTTGAACTCTTTGATCATTTTCGTATGGTTCACCGTAAGTCCCATCTTTGAATGAACTCGAGAAAAAAATATTTGCAAAAAGTAACCAACCAGTTGTGATGGATCCGAAAGTCATCGGTCTGATAGTCATCATTCTTCTCGTGGTAGGCTTCATGGCGTACCGCAGTTTGTCCGGTGGGGAAGATCCAGAACTTTCCCAGGCAGGACCGTCCGATGCAGCCGCCATGACTGGCGACGCTGACACCGATATCGCCGAAACCGCCCAAGTTGACATGGAAGATGTCGTGCCCGAAGGCGCAGAAACCGTCGAGGAGCCGGTGCCTGAAAACGAACCGAGCGTGGAACCGAAACAAATTCAAGGTCTCGTCGGATGGTTCACGGGTGATAGCTGGGACGAAGACAAGCAAATCTGGGTTGATCTTTCCGACGCCAAGAACGACGCCACCGAGGTGAAGGGGTCGATCGTGGTCGACTCTTCGAACTTTTCCAACAACAACAAGTTCCTCATCGGCGGCGTTGACGCCGGCATTCGTTTCCCCCAAGAATGCTTAACGACTGGTCGTAAATACACCATGTTCACCGTGGCTCGCTATAACGGTGCGTCGCGTCAGCGAATCTTCACCGGGGTCAACGGCAATTTCTTCAGTGGATTCCACGCTGGGTCCACAGGTGGTGCTCACCGCGACGGTTCGTCTTGGATCGCGTGGAACGGACATCCAAGTGATAGCAATCGGGACGATCAAAAGTTCATCGTTCACACCGACATGAAGGCTTTGCTTCGACGAAACGGCATTCGCCGGTCAGGTCTGACGAACTATCGAGGACAAATCCCGAGACAGATGACCATCAACTACGGCTCGGACAGTGAACGGTCAGACTGGGCGGTCGCTGAGGTGATTTTCTTCAAAGGTGAACTGCCCGCGTCGGAATACAAAAAAATCGAAACCTATTTGTTTAAGAAGTACATGATCGGTCGCGAGATCCGACCTGCGGTGCACACCGCGCAAACGTGGGGGCGTTATGAAAACTTTGGATCGATTGCGAACACGGGTCAAATTTGTGGCGACGAAGGGATGTTGACCAACACGTTCCTCTTACGACACCGCGGTGCGAACAACGAACCGAATGGTAATTTCGATTTCAGAGGCGATTGCATCCAAGCCATGGACGGTGGTATCGAAGACAAGAACGGTCAACTCGTGAGCACCGATCAAGGAGAGTGGTGGGAAAACTACGGCAAACTCATAAACATGGATTGTAAAGACAAGGCGATCTCGGGATATGCGTTCGAAGCGGTCGGGGACAAGAACCTTCGTAATAAGTTTTCGTGTCACAACGCCCCACTCAACAAGCAATCGTGCTATGCGAAAGAGACCGCTCTCGCACAGGTGGGATCGGGTAACATCATGGAGACCCTCGACAACGCCAGAATCGCGTGTGATTCCCATACACAGGCAATGACCAGGTTGGAGTTGGTCAACGAGGGTGGACAACTCAAGTACAAATATAGATGCTGTAACCTCGAGGATTTGTAATCAAAAATAATTTCGTCATATATATCAATTAGTATGATTGCCATCATCGGCGGAATCGTGGTCCTCATGGTGATCCTCATCGCCGTCTTCATGATGCGCGGAGGAACCGACGAGACGGGCGACGTTGGACCCGCGCCCTCGGAAGAAATGAAATACAATCCAGACACCGCGGCAGAGACCGTCCCACAACCACCGGTGGGTGATGAAGACGTCCCCGCACTCGAAGATGAAGAACAGGTTGTCGAGGTTGAAGTTCCCGCGGATGCCCCGTCCGTCGCCGACCCGACGAGCATCGATGGCTGTGTCGGATGGTTCACAGGCGAGAGCTTCGACGATGATAACCAGGTCTGGAAGGATTTGTCAGGTAAGAATAATGACTGCACCGAAATCTTGGGTGAGATTTTCAAGACCGATGATGCATCTGGAAACTTTTACATCCAGGGTACGAAGGAGGACGGTCTGAAATTCCCAAAGGAGTGCATGACGAAGAACAAAAAGCACACGTTCTTTTCGGTGGCCAGGTACACGAGTCTCGATAGCCCGGACAACAACCATCGAATTTTCGACGGTGTCGATGCGAACTATTTGGTTGGATTCCACCATTACGCGCCGTGTCACGGCGCCGTAGGCACAGGTCATCGAGACGGTAACGGCTGGGTGGGACACTGGGAGTGTGCCGTGCATCACAAGAAGGGTGATGACATGGCATGGGTCTTACACACTGATCAAAAGAGTGTGATGTACGTGAACGGGGCGCGTAAGACGTCGCTGACGACTCTCGGTGAACAA